TATAGTTTTGGTAGTACTCCTCTTTTTACAGAGGAGTTGTTCTTCTGACCCAATTCCTGATACAAAGATAGTTACTAAAATTGAAGTTAAGTATGACACTATAAATACTGTAACTAAAACTTATATCCCTAAATGGAAAACAAAAATAGAAACAATCCATGACACTTTCCAAGCAGATATTGATACATTAGCTATTTTAAAAGATTATTATACTAAGTATTACTATTCAGACACCCTAAAAATTGATACTGTAGGTTATGCTATTATAAATGATACAATAACTCAGAATTTTATAGCAGCTAGGAAAATTAAAACAAATATTTTAATTCCTACAACCACAATTACAAAAGAAATTTATTTAAATGAAAATGAATTTTATTGGGGCTTAGGTTTACAAGGAAGAACAGACCAAATAAATTATTTAGGTGGTGAGTTGTTGTTTAGAAATAAAAAAAAACAAGTTTATGGATTAGGAATAGGTGTTAATCAAGATTTTAAACCTGTTCTATCTGGTCGAATATATTGGAAATTAGGAAAATGAGTCAACCTGATTTAAAACAAATAATAAGAGAAGAATATATCAAATGTGTACAAGACCCAGTACACTTTATGAAAAAATACTGTTATATTCAACACCCACAAAGAGGTAGAGTATTATTTAATTTGTTTCCTTTTCAAGATAAGGTATTAACACTTTGGAAAGATCATCCTTATTCTATTATTTTAAAATCAAGACAGTTAGGTATATCTACTTTGTCAGCAGGTTATTCTTTATGGTTAATGTTATTCCATAAAGATAAAAATATTCTTTGTATAGCTACAAAACAAGAAACTGCTCGTAACATGGTTACAAAGGTTAAGTTTATGTATGATAACTTACCTTCATGGCTTAAAATAGATGCTGAAGAAAATAACAAATTATCATTACGATTAAATAATGGTTCAATAATTAAAGCCACTTCTGCAAGTTCTGATGCAGGTAGATCAGAAGCTGTTTCTTTACTATTAGTTGACGAGGCAGCATTTATTGAAAACATAGGTGAGATTTGGGCTTCAGCTCAACAAACATTAGCAACTGGTGGAGGGGCAATTGTATTATCTACTCCTTATGGTACAGGTAATTGGTTCCATAAAACATGGTCTTCAGCTGAAGCTGGACAAAATGATTTTTTACCTATTAAATTACCATGGCATGTTCATCCTGAACGAGATGAAAATTGGAGAAAACGTCAAGATGAATTACTAGGTGATCCTAGATTAGCAGCACAAGAATGTGATTGTGATTTTAGTACTTCTGGTGATGTTGTATTCCATCCTGAATGGGTTGATTTTATAAGTCAAACAACTATAAAAGAACCTATTGAACGTAGAGGTGTAGACCAAAATTTATGGGTTTGGGAAACAGCAGATTATTCTAGAGAATATTTGTTAACAGCAGACGTTGCTCGCGGTGATGGTAAAGATTTCTCAGCAGCTCATGTGATTGATATTGCTACTAATACACAAGTTGCAGAATATAAAGGACAAATGCCTCCAAAAGAATTTGGATATTTTCTTACAGGTTTAGCTACTGAATATAATAATGCTATGCTTGTTGTTGAAAATGCCTCAATTGGGTGGGCAGCTATTGACTCAATTATTGAAAGAGGATATAGAAATTTATATCACTCACCTAAATCAGATCAATTAACAGCAGACTCTTATTTAAAAGTATTTGAAGGTAATTCAGATATGACTCCTGGTTTTACTATGTCATTAAGAACAAGACCTTTAGTAATTAACAAATTTAGAGAATATGTTGGTGATAGGAGTGTAACTATTCATTCAAAACGCTTGTTAGAGGAAATGAAAGTGTTTATTTGGAAAAATGGACGACCAGAAGCTCAAACAGGATACAATGATGATTTGGTTATGTCATTTGGGATTAGTATGTTCCTACGAGACACGTCACTTAAATTTCAACAACATTCACAAGATATGACTAGAGCATCATTAGGAAATTTTTCAAAAGGAAATACACCATTTAAAGGTGCTTATGGAGTTAACAACATTCCTAACCCTTATTCAATGGAAACTAAGGATGGAGAAGAAAATATTAAGTGGCTTTTATAATATTTATAATATATTTCTATGGCAGATACTACATTATTTAAACGTTTACAACGACTCTTTTCAACTGATGTTATTATAAGAAATCAGGGTGGAAATGAGCTTAAAGTTTTAGACGTAGATAGCATACAAAAATCAGGTGATATAGCTACAAATTCTTTAATGGATAGATATAACAGAATCTATTCACCATCATCAACCTCACTTTATGGTCAACAATTAAATGTTAACTATCAATATCTAAGAACATTTATATACTCAGACTATGATGTAATGGATAATGATGCTATTGTAGCCTCTGCCTTAGATATAATAGCTGAAGAAAGTACTTTAAAAAATGAGTTTGGAGAAGTGCTTCAAATTAGATCAAATGATGAAGATATTCAACAAATACTTTATAACTTATTTTATGACGTATTAAATATTGAGTTTAATTTATGGTCTTGGATCCGCCAAATGTGTAAGTTTGGAGACTTTTTCTTAAAACTAGAAATTGCTGAAAAGTTTGGTGTATATAATGTAATACCATATACAGCTTATCATATTGAAAGACAAGAACAATATGATCCTGAACACCCAAATGCTGTAAGATTTGTATACTCTCCAGAAGGTTTTTATAGTGGTGGAGGAGGAGCAGGTTATTATGGTGTTCCTAATGTTCAACAAAAACAAAAAGAAGAAGATAGAATTGTTTTTGAGAATTATGAAATGGCTCATTTCCGTCTAATGACAGATGTTAATTATCTTCCATATGGTAGAGCATATATTGAACCAGCCCGTAGAATATTTAAACAATATTCATTAATGGAAGATGCTATGTTAATTCATAGAATATCTCGCTCACCAGATAGACGTATTTTCTATATAAATGTTGGTTCTATTCCACCAAATGAAGTAGAAAACTTCATGCAGAAAACAATCACCACAATGAAACGTACTCCATTAATGGATAATCAAACTGGTGAATATAATTTAAAATATAATATGCAAAACCTAATGGAAGACTTTTATATTCCAGTTAGGGGTAATGATCAAACAACTAGAATTGATACTACACCTGGTTTACAATATGATGGTATTGCTGATGTTGAATATTTAAGAGATAAATTATTTGCTGCTCTTAAAATACCTAAGGCTTACATGGGTTATGAAAAAGATTTAACTGGTAAAGCCACATTAGCAGCTGAAGACATTAGATTTGCTCGTACAATTGATAGATTACAAAGAATTGTATTGTCTGAATTATATAAAATTGCTTTAGTTCATTTGTATACACAAGGTTATACAGCTGAAAATTTAGCTAATTTTGAATTATCACTAACTACACCTTCAATCATCTATGATCAAGAAAGAATTGCATTGATGAAAGAAAAAATGGATTTAGCATCTCAAATGATGGAAACTAAATTGGTATCTAGTGATTATATTTATGAAAACATATTCCACTTCAGTCAAGACCAATATGAGGAAATGAGAGATTTGATCGCTCAAGACCAAAAACGTAAGTTTAGATTATCTCAAATTGAGGCTGAAGGAAATGACCCATTAGAAACAGGTAAGTCTTATGGTACACCACATGATTTAGCTTCACTATATGGTAAAGGTAGATATGAAGCTACACAATTACCAGATGGATATGATGAAAAGAAACCATTAGGTAGACCTGAGGAAAAAGTTTCTAATAGAAACACACAAGAATCACCATTTGGTAAAGATAGATTAGGTAATAAAGCATTAACTGATCCAGATAATGAAAATGAACAAGGTTCTATTAAACCAAATTACAAAGGTGGTTCACCAATGGCAATGGAAATTTTAGCTAAAAACAAAATGCTAATAGAAAGTTTAGATAAAAAAATAGTTTTTAACAAAGATAAGGATAAAAAAGATTTATTAGATGAGTCTAATTTAAAGAAGTAAAAATCCTTATATATTTATAACAAAACCTCAGGAATGAATATAAAACATTCTAAGTATAAAAATACGGGCCTTTTGTTTGAACTTTTAGTCAGACAAATTACCTCTGATACATTGTCAGGTAAGGACTCAAAGGCAACCAATATTTTAAAAAAATACTTTGTAAACACAGAATTAGGAAGAGAATATAAATTATATGAAACTCTTTCCAAACATAAAAATATAACTGAAAGTAAAGCCGAGTTAATTATTAATACAATTGTTGAGTCTTCTAAAAACCTGAATAGAGGTGCTTTAAAAAGACAAAAATATAATTTAATTAATGAGGTAAAAACACATTATAATTTAGAGGAATTTTTTAAAACTAAACTTCCACATTATAAAGCATATGCTTCTCTTTATACTTTAATTGAAGTATATAATAGTGATAATTTATCTAACCCAGACCAAATTATTTCTAATAAAAT